TTGACGTTGAAGGATAGTTAATAATTAGTGAGGACGTGGGTGCGATTCCCACCACCTCCACCAATTTAGAACACATTAAAATGTGCTGTAAGGGGGTGAGCTAGAATCGACTACTAACTAAACCTATTTGGAGTTAAATCGCTGACAGCGTACTGTTAAATTATAAACGCAAACGAACAGTTTGCTTTGGCTGCCTAGTTAGGCAATCGGGGTTTGGGTAGGTACCTGGCAACAGAAACCTACCCTTTACATTTTAATATAAATATGTTATAGTAATGTAATGAACTCAAAAGAATTTTCACTTATTATAGAAGATGTTGTAAAGAAACATAAAGGAATGTCATACGTGGATGCTATAGTACTTTATTGTGAAGAGAATAATCTTGAAGTAGAATCAGCAGGACGTTTAATTACTAAACCACTCAAAGAAAAAATCCAATTTCAATCACAAAAATTAAATTTATTAAAAGGTCCTAAATTAGGAGTATTACCATCGTGAAAATATCCTGTTCAAGTAGAAATAAGAAGCCTTGGGTACCTATTCAAGAACATTTGGATTTGCATATAAAGACAGCAGAAAACTATTCCAATTTTAAATTTAGTTATGATGATGTAGATTCTGTTTATGGACAAGTAGTAGAATATATTCCTTTATATGGAGGTAGACCTGCGGAAGTTCCAGAGATAATGAAAAAAGATGTTTCTTGGATTTATGATAAAGGTATTGGTGTAAAATTAACTTTACAAAATAAATTTATAACTGACAAGGCTTATAAAGAAAGTAAACCAGCTTTAAAAGAATATAATAAAAAAGGAAATTCTATTATTGTTGCAACTGATAAGTTGGCTGAATATGTTAAAAATGATTTTCCTAATTATAATATAGAGGCAAGTTGCATACAAGATATTACTGATAATGAAAAATTAGAACAAAAAGTTTCATTAGGATTATATGATACTATTGTTTTACCTATTCATTGTAATGATGATATTAAATTTATAAAAAGTATTAAGAGAAAAGATTTGATTAGATTGTTTATGAATATAGAATGTTCTTATAATTGTCCTAGTAAAGTTTGTTATGGCATAACTTCTAAACTCAATACTGAAAGAGTGTTTGAGGAGAACTCAAAAAGAAAATTTACGTGTAGTTTGATTGATTTTGGTATGGAACGTACCTTTTATAAAGATGATATAACTTGGTGGAAATTTTATTTTGATTTACCAATGTATGAGAAAATGGGAATAACTAAATTTAAATTGGTTACACCTAATGAACAACAACAACGAACTGCTTTGATGTATAAGAAAAATAGGAGCTGGTTGATTAAAAAGAAAAAGTAAGATGAAGTGGATGTTATTATATATTATTGCGATATTTATTTATTTAGGGTTTGTCATTTATATGACATATAATAATCCTAATTTTTTTGGAGCATTTTAAAGTGAGTAAGATAAAAGAATTGTTAGATGATATAAGAAAAGTTAGGAATGATTTAGTAGCACAAGCAAATCCACATTTTCAATCTTTAACAAACATAATTTATAAATGGGAAACTAAACTTGCAACAGAATCAAGTACGTGTACTTGTGGTAGGTCTCCAACAGGTAGTTGTATAGGGTGGCATAAACTAACGGAAGAACAATATAAAAAATCATTAGAACATTATAACAAACATACACCAGCAATAGATGGACCAGGAGAATGAAGATAGATAAGAATAAAGAAGCGATTAAAATATTAGAAGATTGTAAACTCACTAACGTTTATACACCAGAGGATCAAATTAAATTAGAATTAATGAAGGCAAAGGAGAAAAAGAAATATGATGAGCATAATAGGGATACTTCAAAAGATCCTTTTAAAGGAACTAGTATAGAAGGAAAAGATTAAAGATGGACGTTGAACTTATAGATAAAATGGGTAGTGACCTATCAGTAGTAAATGCTGCTAGAGTGTCATTTGCAAAAATTAAAGATGAACTTGATGATAATGATGAAAAGTTAATTAAATATTTAGCGGTACACGGACACTGGTCACCTTTTGCTCACGCCTCATTATCATTTAGAATTAAGGCACCTGTTTTTGTTGCAAGACAATTAGTTAAACACCAAGTTGGTTTAAGTTGGAATGAAGTGAGCAGACGATATGTTTCAGATAAACCAGAATTTTATATACCTTTTATGTGGAGAAAACGACCTGATAAGAATATTAAACAAGGTTCAAGTAAAGAAGAAATAGAATATGATATTATGAATGTGATTGATACTACTAAAGATACATATAAAGATATGTTAGAGTCAGGTATTGCACCTGAAATGGCACGTATGATATTACCACAATGTATGATGACGGAGTGGTTATGGTCAGGTAGTTTATATGCGTTTAGTAGAGTGTGTAATTTAAGAAATAAAGATAATGCTCAAGTGGAAACAAGAATGGTGACACATAATATAGAAAAACATATGAGAGACCATTTTCCAATATGTGTAAGGTATTTGTTAGATGGTTGATAAATGAATTATAATGGATTTGATGTCTATAAGACATATCTAGCAGTTAAATTGCATTTTACTACAACTGCTTATGACTATCATAAATATAATGGTAAGGTGAATGCGAGTTTGGAACAATTTACAAAGCGTAATGATAGATATTTTTTTTATAAACTTTCAAAGAGATATGCTAAAGATAGTATTATTGATTATTTTGTTTCTAATTTTGCAAGTAATAATAAAAAATGGATAGGAAATTTACTTGAAGATGATGGACACAAAATCTACTTACGATATAGAAAGTATAGTGAATCTCTTAATTATAATTTGCGAAGTGATATTGGTCGTATTATTTACGATTTCAATAAGCGTAGTATTTCTTTTGATAGTGGGATGGGCGTTCATAAAGGTCAACACCCAAGAATGCTACGATTACTTATTCAAGAAAAAATTAACTACCAGACCGCCATCATACTTGATAAAGCTGTTGCGTTTATCAAAGATTGGGATACACAAATTAAGGAAAAGGTTGTCTGGCCTAATATCTCCACTAAACTCAAAAAATTAAAACCATTTTTAAGATACAATGAAGTAGAAGCACAATTAATATTGAAAGAAACGATACGTGAAGGATTCCAAAATGAAAATTGATTTTATAGCACAAATAGAAGGTGTTGAAAAGACTATGCCTATAATTAAGGCAAGTGAATATAGACACAAATGGATGATTAAGATGGCGCAAGATTATAGAAAATTTGGGTCATTGACACAACGAGGTGAATATGAAAATACATCTTTCGCAGTAAAAAAGGATCAAAGACATACATCAAAATGTCCAGGTATTATTGATTATAGAAATCAAGGATATATTGTAAGACTACATCAAGACGTTAAGATAGATGTACTTGGTGATGATGAAGAAAATTATAGATGGCAAGTATCTTTAAATGACAAAGCTATAGGCGCAAAAGAAGAGTTTGTTAATCATCACGGAGTAGGAAATTTATATCCTTTTTATGAGAACTGGCCGAAAGACACATTAAAGAAAATACTTAAAGTTAATATGCCTTGGAAGGTAAGAATACCTAAAGACCATTATCTGTTAATGTTACACCCATTTTACCTAGATGATTTTAGATTTACAACGTGTTCAGGTATATTAGATTGTGATTTGGGAATAGGTAGTATTATGGTGCCTATGTTTTGGCACACTACAAAAGGAGAAGAGTTAATCAAAGCAGGCACACCTATAGCACAATTGATACTGATACCTAAAGATGAAATAAAACATAGAAATTTAAATATTGTAACTGATCCTAAATTTAAAGAAGATGAAAGAATAAGTTATTTAATGTTAAGACAACAATTTACAGTTAACTATAATAAGATAAAAGAGTTTTGGAAAAAACGTTTAAAATGATTAAAGTTATAGATAATTTTTTAGATGATTATACTTTTAATGAAATGAAAGAAATGGTATTGGGTCGTACTTTTCCTTGGTATCATTTTGAACAACCAGTAGATAACTATTCTCAATGGGATTATGATAAAACCCCACAGGAAATAGAAAAAGAAGTTAAAAGAG